GAGCAATAGCTTCCTCTTGGAAGTTCTCGTTAATCTCAGCATTGATTTGGTCTAACTTCTTCAGTGAGTAGTTAAACATCTCAGCAACAGCAGCACGAGTCATTGGCTCACGATGCTGTACAAAGTTAGCATCCTGTAAAGATGGGCCAGATACATCAATATCTACCATCATGTTCTCAGGTGCTACATTCTTTACATATATCTCTGTGCTACGCTCTGTAATACGAATCTTTACATCATGTAGCATTGGCATTTCCATCAAGCTCATCATCTCAGACATCATTGGAGATTCTGGCGCTGTAGGGTCAGGATATGCTGTGTGTTCCAACACTTCTACATTGTCATCTTGCACGAGCAATGTTAGTTGAGCGTCAGTTAATCCTTTATATTCTTCTTCTTCTGTTTCTACTTCTTCTTCTGCGTAAACTTTTACATAGCCGTTCTTTGACAGCAATGCGTCTTTAAACCACACATAGAATACCTTGAAGCCTTCATTGCGCTCCATAACTACATGGTTTACATAATCTGTTTCTTGTTCTGCTGCGGCTTGGTCTTCAGGACTCTTTGGGTCAAAGCTAACTACTGTGTCGCCTGATACGAATATCTTTAGCAACTGTGGCAATGCAGCTTCAATAGTGTCCTGCACATCATAAGACACAACTTGTGAGCGACCTTCTATCTCGTTACCGAATGGCTCACCTAAGTAATAGTTAATGGCTTGCGCTCTGTCATCGGCTAACGCAGAGTCATTGATACCATACGAGATGCTCTCGTTTTGCACGATGAGTGCAAGTATTTCTCCGTCTGACTTTTTCATACGATTCCTATATTCGAATATTCAATCTTCTTATTAGCCCAGCTCTCGTTCTTCATGCCATCTAAAGAGATAGCCATATATCTGAAAGCATCAGCACCATGCGAGTATTCATCATGCAATGGCGCACCAGGCTCATTAGTAGCACTGTTAATAGTTCTTCTGTAGTTCTTTAAGCACTCTAACAATCGAGTAACTGATTTATCGAAATAGACTCGATGAAAGTTCATTCTAGCGATACGAATCCCATGTTCAATATCTGACTTTGGAACTATTCTTACATCCCAGCCATTTCTACGCATGATTTCTTCTGCTGAAGTACCATGCTTGAAGTCTTTTGACTGACCATCGTGTGGTAAGTACATCTGACCAAAGTTATATGGAAGACTCTTTAGCTGACTTGAGTATGAGTCAAGCGTTCTATGGTCGTCTTCGATATATCCTATTATGCGAGCTTCTGATACACCTCTTTGTACGAGGATAATGGTCATAGAGTCATTCCATCCCAAGTCCATCACTACATGAACCTTCAATGTAGGGTCATATGGGACATTAGTTACTCTGCCATTCTCTTGCGCTTCTCTAATCTCACTAGCATAGATAGCGCCATCTTTTGCTGCTTTACAGTTACCTTCCCATATATTCTCATAGTCAGGGTTGGTAGCTTTACTGTGTAATCGTTCTTCTTCTAGCGTTCTTGGAAACCAAGGATTGTCAGACCAGTTAATCTTAACTACTTCTGCATTCTCAGGCTTGTTTACAATGAAGCGCTGATATGTATCATCTGTATCCAAGTCAGGATTAAACGATACCCATATCTCTGATTGTTCTTTACGAATCGTAGGGATTAAGATGTCCCACGACTTCTTACTTACTGTCTGAGCTTCTTCTACCCAAGCTATATCACAGCCCTCGAAAGACTTGATAGACTCTACTGTATTAGTAGCCAAGCCTGTAAATGTGAATGATGAGCCGTTCTTGCCTCTTATCTCAGCTTCTAGCACTTCATAGAATGCACCTAAGCCTAAAGCCTGTATTTGGTCATTCAATAATGTATGAACTGACTGCTTGATAGACTTCTGTATCTCTCGAGCGCATAGAATACGCAATGGGCGATTAGCTGCTTGTATGAGCAATGCTCTAGCAAAGCCCCATGACTTCCCTGAACCTCGACCACCATATGCTACTTTGTAACGATGTGGCTCAAATAGGAACTCTAGCTTTTCAGGAAACTGTGCTATTGGGTTTGACAAAAGCAATTCCTATGCTAGTTGGATTACCATCTTCATCAATGGTAGTTAGCTCTTGTGTAGCTACAGACTTACCATCAACTCTATCAGCAAACTCTTTGATAGCGCCTAAATCACCTTCAACAGCCTTGTTGATTAAAGCCCATGCAATCTTACCAGCTATCTCGCCTTCAGATTGGTGGACTATTCTCTTGATTGTTTCGCCAAATAATCTATTTGATTTACTTGAGTTTTTATTGCCTAATGGAGCGCCAGCGCCTTCACGCTTTCCGCCCCATGTGCTGTTGTTTTCTTCTTCCATGATTGAGTCCCTATAGGTTGCTCATAAGTGTGTTTGTTTATCGGATAAATGGATTACGGAATTGGTTAAGTATGTTTCTGTTGCTTAGGAAGTTAGCAAATGGATTAGTTTGTCTTTGCATAGTGTTCTGTGGCATTGGCTGTTGCATTGGATTGTTATAAAAACTTCCACTAGGACCGCCACCCAAAGCTCTTTGCTGGTTCATAAAGTTATTCATAGCATCTGTTGATGGTTGTCCAGAAGCCATATTGTTTTGTGCTTGAGGTGAAGTCATTGGCATCCCATTAGCAAATGGTTGGTTCACAGGACTCATTAACCCTCCCATGCTTTGGCTAAGACTGCCATATGGGTTAGATTGTTGTGGTTGATTCATGCCTTGGGCTTGTGATGCAGCTCCGTATGATTGTCCTGTTTGCGCTCCCATTTTTGTTATCCTTATAAGTTGGTCTGTTTATCGATTCCTACTAATGGATAGATGGCTCTATGATAAGTAGCCCACCATTCATTACTGTAGTCTGTATATTGATAATCTTTGAAGCAAGGAGTTCCTAGTGTGTAGTGAACTAACTTAGCATCAGGATTATGTTCGTATTCTGTAACGAGCCAGTTCCACTCTTTGGGTAGCTCACCTATTAAATTGTCTGGTAGCCATGAGAATCTATGTAAGTAGCTTCCAGTGGATTCCATGATAAGCTCAGGCGTTAAGTCTTTATTACGCCATGCACCACAGTTCCACAATACTACGCTTGACCAGTTCTTTCGTGGATAGTCTTCGTTCTTAGCTCCTAGGTATTTCACAGGATGCTTTGTCTTGTAGTCGTGCTTTACGACCCATACTGCCTTCTCAGGTTCTTTCTTATATAACTCTAGCAACTCAGCGACATCGTGACGGCATATCATATCTCCATCTACCCATAATGCTAAACCTTTATACCCCATTAGATGGGGAACTAAGAAGCGTGAGTAAATAAAGGCATTTGATGCGTCTGTATGAGTTTCCTTGTATCCTTTTAACGTATTTAATGCCAAAGGGCAAAACGTTACTGGTATGGTTGAGTTCTCAATTACTGATTGCACAAATGCGTGATAAGCCACAGGCTCGACTTTTCCGTCAAACCCAACAAATATATTAAAAAGTTTATCCATGATTGACAAACTCCCCATGATATTTAAGTCTTGCTTCATTAATTACTAATTCTGCAAGCTCTAGGTCATCAAATAATCCTAGATAAATTGTTTTTCCGTATACACCAATGGTTGCACACCATTTTTTAGATTTTTTATGCCAAGTAACACCTTTGACGCCTGATGTATTATTTTTTGATATTTTTACATTGTGATTATTTTGAGTTATTGTTGCTTCTCTAAGATTTGATATTTTATTATCATCTCTGTTGCAATTTATATGGTCAATACACTCAGGAAAATATCCATGCACGTAAAGCCAAGCTAAACGATGAGCTTTATATATTTTAAAATTTAATTGAATATGTGTATATCCATTAACGTGCCTTGTTCCAGCAATTTCACCAGCTTTACATTTTCCTCTAGATTTTGTCCAAGTAAAAATACCTGTACTTGGTTCATAATGCAATAATTCTTTCAGTTCTTGCTGTGTAATCATATGTCCTCCAATTAGGAATTAGGCTATTCGTGAATTGGCACGACAGGGGAGCTACCCTTTTCGCCTTATATTGTCATCACTGTACCTTTTTTGATACCAATACGCTATTTCTTCTTCGCAGTCTTAGCTGCTTGCTTAAATGCTTTGGCGGTAGGAGCGCCTTTAGTGCCTGGCTTACGCATCTTCTCACCAGAACCTTCAGCGATTCTCTTGCGTTTAGCTGCAATATTGGCATAGAGACCTTGCTTCATTTCTTCTTGGCTTTCTTCGCCATTGTCATTGGCTTGCCTGATTTCATTGCGTCTTTCTTAGCTTTTGCCATACCTTCTTTGGTATAAGCGTATTTCTTATTTCCGACCATTGGCATGATTATTTTCCTTTTTTCATTTCACTGCGAACAATCTCACGAATCATCTTATCCATCTCAGCAGCCTTTAACTTTTTTTTCTTCATGTCAATGGCTTCTTCTTGCTTTTCCAACTCTTTGTACTGTTTAGACTTCATCATGGCTATTTAGCTTTCTTTTTAGATTTGCCTGCTTTGCTAAGAGCGATGGCTACGGCTTGAGCCTGTGGCTTGCCTGCTTTCATCTCTGTGCGAATGTTTGCTGAAATAACTTTTTGGCTTTTGCCTTTCTTTAATGGCATTTTTATCTCCTAGAAATAAAAAAAGCCACATATAGTGGCAAATTTTGGGCGCAACTCGGCCTTCATGGTTCGAGAGTGTACACTAGTTTTATGGTTTTGTCAAGCTATATCGTTAAAACAAATGCTTTTTTTCTAGTCTTGTGGATAATTCCGCTAAAGCTGACTGATAATTGTAGGCTATGCTCATCAATGTCATGTTTGTCTTGTTACCTAGATGCGTTGCATACACGCTGTCTTTCATTTCTTTTGGCAAATCGTCTATCACGCTGTCTACAATTAAGACCTGCTGCACATCCATATCTTCAGTTAAGTCCTCAAAAGAATGTGCGCCACCTGTGCTAAATCCTACTGACTTATTGCTAAAGCCTAGCTTATTGTTACCATGCTTCATGTAATCAGTCCACATCTCCAAATGATACTTGACACGCTCAATATCCACTACAGTTCCTCCCATAGCTCTTGTTTAACCTTGCGACACTCATCAGAAACAATCACGACCTTGCACATGCCGCCAGCTACTACTTCTCGTTTAACTACGACTATCGTATCAATAATCTCATCATCAAAGATAACGCCTGTATGCTGTAATGCGTCTAGCAAGCACTTGAGCCTATTGTCTGCATCATACTTGCGCTTTGTTGGCGGATACAGTGCCACAAATACTGCTGCACGCTCTCCTATGAACTTTGCTTTAGCCTCTACTACAGCATCTTGTACCTTTTGTCTAAACTCATGAGCTGACTTCTTAAGATACTTGCGCTTTCCTGCTTGCCCCCACATATGGTTTACAGTAAGTGGAAAAGGTAGGGTTAGTTTAATCATTTTAGTTTAAGGTACTCGTTCTCAATTAAATACTGCATTGTTTTGATATATGCTTGATTCCAGCAATCTCTGCGCTCATCTCGTGAGTATGAGTTGCCATTGTCTAGCTCTGTATGGCATCTATGACACATTGCAGCAACAAGTGCATCACTGACCTTCATGCCCATGCCTTTGCCTTGATTCCTATGAGCAGCACATACTGTGCCATCTATTTGCCCACAGTTCATGCAAGGTAGTTCCCTGAGCGTTTCTAGTAGTTTTTTATTACGATATATCATTCTTGCAAATACACTCCATGTTTAGCTGCCCATTCCTCAACTTTCATCATAAACTCGTTGAGTGCTTCTACAGTTAAATCAGATGTTGCTCGTAAAACATACACAGTGCGACCATCTGAAGTATTGAACTCATCATAGCCAAGCCATCTATCTTTCATCATAGCTTTCCACCACTGATGCGGATGATGCAGCCCATCAGCACCTTTTACCTTCTCAGCAATCTCATGAAACAGCAAATGCAAGCGTTTGTTCTGCTCACTTGTACGCTTTTTTACTTGTCCGCACGCTGGACATCTTTCCGCCATTCTTGCTCTCCATCTTTTTAGGAACATATGGGTTTACCCAGTTGCCATCAACATCTATGTATCCTTTAGACTTGAATACTTGTCCATCTTTCTCAGCACGATACTCAACTTTACCAAATACTTCAGTCATTTCTTTGAGAAATTGATTTATTGTCTTCATTGCAACATAATCTCTTGTCCAAAATCAATCACATCTGCCTCAACTTTAGCTACAAATTGAGTTCTCTCAAGAAATTGCTCAAAATGATGTCTATCGTTGCACAAAACAAGCCCAAAAAATTCTTCTGTTTCTGCATCAAATAGTTCTGCTAATATCATTATAAAAAGTTCCTTCTAATAATTGATGCTTTAATCTTTCCGTCAGCAAGTGCTTGATACATAGCATCAGGCAAATCAGGATATAGCTCTTGGTAATACTCTATTGGGCTTTTAAGTCCTCCCTCATTTATCTTACGCCATTCTGCTTTCCATGAGGTCGTAGTGCTTAATCCAATTTCAAGTGTTGCCTTGATGTATTTGGTACTTAATCCTTGGTCAAACATTGCAAACGCTTGTTGCTTAAGTATTTCTATTTCTTTTCTGCTCATTGTAGGCATTTTATTTCATCCTATTTTGACGGATACTTGATTCATCAATAATACCTTTAGCCAACGCTTGATAGAAGTTATCAGGCAAGTTTGGATACTTTTCTTTGTACCATGCTTCAGGCTTTTCTGCCTTTTGCTGTTTATCCATATGTGTTTTCCACTTATGATAGTACATATGAGCTGTTGACTTTACAACTCTTAGCGCTTCTTTAACTTCAGTCTGAGTCTTGCCTTCACTGAACATCTTAAAAGCCACATCTTGCTTAGTAACAGTATTCTCAGGCTTTTTCTTTGCCTTGTCTAATGTGCGCAACTTGAACACGATAGCATGCTTGATAATCCGCTCTGTTGTTTTTGGAAGCGGTGATATATCTTGATATGCTTCAAGCATTACATCATCAGCAAAGTCGAACATTTGTTTATCATTCATCGCACCAATCTCCCTGTATCATATGGCTGATAGATAATTGGCTGTCCTGGTGTAATAGGTGGCACAATCACTACA